TTTAAAGTTNCTGNTATAATTGATGTATTATTGATGTCATATTCAGTTACAGTAACATCAGGCGAACCAGTAAAAGGTACTGGAATCCATGAATTCGTGAAAAATTTATTAGAAAGTTTTATATTATAAATATATTTCCATAAATAACCATCAGAAGTTGAAATAAAACCATCTGCAATTGTATAATTGTTAGTTGGCTCCTGAGTAGATATTCCAGAATTATTATTACATAAACATTTATATACATTCCCTTCCGAATTAATAACGATCATCGAAAAAATATTATTACTTATATCTGAAGTTAATAAAGAAGATTTTGGTATTCTATCGTCATATTGATTATATACAACATTAGCCGTCCAATTATTTCTTGGGGCAACTAGTTCAACATCAGAAGGATTTATTTTCTTTGCTATTATCATTGTATCCCAAGCTGATCTTTCTATCATTTTTGTATCATCAGAAATAGGAATTAATGTGTCTGAATTAGCGTAAGGTATAGAATTACCAATAAAAACAAATCCTGTCCCATGTTCAGTATCAATATTAAAGAAATCAAGCAACTCTTTAATAATATAAGTTCCCATTTTCGCTTTTATTGTTGAATTTTGAATTTGAGAGGGATATGTTTGTATTACATCAATTACAACTGGAATTTCGAATGTAGAAGAAGTGGAATTATCTTGAAAAACTGTTAATATGCAAGTATAAACTCCAGGAGTCATATACATATGATCAATGTTTAAATTCAACAGAGAGCTTGAAGAAACCTGTCCATCACCAAAATTCCAACTATAACCTGTTAAATTTTGGCCAACAGAAGGAGATGAACCAACTGCACTAAAAGATACAATTGAATTAGTTATTATTCCCGAACCAAATGCAACTGGAGTACTCATGATTTAACCTTTATTTTTACGAATTTAGTGTTAGTGGTATTAGATTTATCAACAAATTTTCATTATTAATAGAAAGAAATGTTATATTATTAGACAAATTAAAAGAAAGTTCGCTTTCCATACTTATTGTTGAATTTATAAATATATTTTCATTGATACTATATTTAGCATAATTAACTAAACCGGCAGGATGGAGTAATTGTTTTACTATTTTTTTATATTTCGAAAATTCAACTGAAGCTGTTGTGACATATGAAAAATCTATATAATAGTCTCTTCCTTGTAAAACTATTTCTTCGGAAGATAATATACCATCCGTAGTTGTCCATCTTCCACCTTGATTTACATATGAATTCTGAATAAAACCATTAGCTTTTGCATTTCCATCTCCAAAAGTTGAAAGATCTATAACAGGATCAGCAACATAACCAACTCCATTATCTAAAATTTTAATAGATAATATTTGACCAGCCACGGTATTACCTAAAATCGGTATTAAAACTTCGCCATCTCCCATTATACCTTCAACTGTTAAATTAGCATTCCTACCATTTGCTGATATTACCGATAAATTTGGAAAATATCCTGGGACATAAGAAAGTCCTCCATCTATAATATTTACAGTATTAATAGTACCTAAAGAATTAACAGAACGAACTACTGCTTTCGCTCCCTGCCCCTGAAATGAAGAACTATTAGTGAAAATTATAGAATCTCCTGCTTGATAACCAATACCACCATTAACTATTGTTATTTTTCCTATAATTCCTAAATCTCTTAAAGTACAACCAATTGGTAAAGATAGAGGGACTACATCAAAATTTGGTCTTAGTTGAGAAGAAATTAGAGAAGTTGATACATTTACTGATGTTATACCACCTAAATTGTTTACAGTATTAGATGAAAGGGCAGCGGCAATTGTTGTTGTTAAATTCTCAGTTCCATTTGCCGGAAAACCATAATCAGAAGAGTTTATTGTTATAGAACCATAATCTCCTATTATATCGGTATTGTAAGATACACTATTTGATGAAAAAATACCTTGTGTATCATAGGTTGTAATTCGAGCATTAAATATATTAGTTGAATAACTTTCTGCTATTACATTTTCACCAATAAAGAAACCACAACCACCATTATCAACCAATAAATTTTTAATGTCACCATCTGCCACATCAGAAACAATGGCAATAGCTTTCTTAGTAGCATCTCCTCTAATAATTACAGGATCGCCAATATTATAAGAACTTCCACCATTAACTATAGTAATATATTCTAAATCAGCAAAAGTTTGGAAGATAAGAGGTATAAGATTATTCACAACAACTATATCTGAATATATTATCTCCCCATTAATAAAATTACCTAAAAGAGTTTTTTGATTAATAAGAAATTCAAAGTATGCAGAACCTGTTATTTTTCTGGTTCCAGTATTCTCAATTAATGCTGTAGCAGATGATTTTTCTCCCACAACTTTTCTATTATTTAATAAATTTATATTAAAATTTGGATAATTTATTTTAATAATAGAATTTTTATTTGGGGCTATAGAAAAAACAATTTTCTGTGTTTCTACAAAAGTTTGATAATTCGTTACCAATAAACCATCAACTGTTACGCTAAACTTATCGCTAGTATATGGCTCCGGAAGATAATAAATTACTTGTATTCCATCACTAATATATTCACTAAAAACAGTTTCAGTAACTCTTAAAACATTATCTATATTCCAACGGCCATCTGAAGCTCTTAATACTGATTGACCTGGGTATGATACAGAAACTTCTTCACCAAACAATAAACGAAAAAGATATTGATAAGAACTAACTGATCCTTTTGATAAGTAAAGTGGCATTATATTTTTGATAATGAAATCTTTACTTATTGCTGTATTTTTGGGGATAAATGGGATAAAAGAATTGAAAAATTGTTGTTCAAATAGATCTAAACTCTGATCAACATCTGATACATATCTTAAATCTTTTGAAACCCCATTGGAATTAATATCTAAAAATTCATAATATGCTTCTAAAAATGAAAGAAATCTTGGGGAATCTTCTAAAATAAATTCCGGAATCTGTTTTCTAATTAATAGAGAATTTTTTTGATCGCCCATTAGATTTTCTGTGCATTTATTGTTATTGAGAAAGGATCTGTTTTATCTATAGAAATAATAGTGTTTTTATTGGAACTAATGATTCCTGATTTTGCTGAACATTCGATTCTCATTAAACCATCAGAGGTCGATATGGATACAATATTGAGATTATTTAATGTAACAGAACCAGAATTATAGTCGATAGTACCAATATTAGGATTAACTATTTGACGTTTTGCTGTTGATGTATAATAAATAGCTCTTAATACACCAACCGTAGTATTTATAACTGCTACTGCGGAAGCCCCATAACCACCACCTCCTGTAATATTTACAACAGCATATGTATAATCTGTTCCTGCATTAACTACATCAATTTGTTCTATTTTACCATTATTTAATACAGCAATTGCAGATGCTCCCTGTCCGTCTCCAGTAATAGATATTGTTGGAACACTTGTATAATTTACTCCCGAATCCAGTAAAGATATTGAATTGATTCCAGTGTACGAATCCGGAACTTCTTCTAGTGTTACTATTTGAATATTACCATTACTATCATAAATTGAAAACTCACTTGATGTTAGCTTATTAAGTGAAGTCCTTTGTAGTAAAGGAACATTAAAATTTATATTATAATTTTGAACTGTTTTTAGTGAGGGGAGAAATCTTTTCTGTACTCTAACAACAGATTCACTTCCCACAATCGAGTTATTATCAACATTATTAATAAATTCTTCTAATTTTGATTGGACAAATTTTGAACTAAAAGTGTTTAAGTATGTTTGATTATATAATAAAACAGAATTCTTAATTAAATATTCTAAAGAAGAACTATTTAACATTGTTCTTGTCGCATCGTATTCAACATTTATATTTAAAATAATATATAAAAATTCTGGATCTCTAATTTCATTATTAACTGTAAGCATTATTCTGGAACTAATAGTATTTAAAATAGACGTTTTTTCTGTCTCAGATAAATAATAATTTTCCCCAGGCATCAATGATATAAAAACTTTTCCGAATACGGGAGGAGTTTCATCTTCTCCTCCCCACACAGAAACAGCTTGTAAATCAGGAAAAGTTTTCAAAATTTGAATTTCATAATCTTTCGTTGTTACTAATCTATTTTGACTAACATAAGAAAGTGGGGCGGAATATTTAATTGAGTCAATAGACTCTCTATCCATACCTCCTGCCGAAGCCCCAAGAGGAGTTATAATAAAATTTGTTAATGAATTAGATAAAGAATCTACGGCAACTCCAGTAGCAATAAAATTATTAGCCCTATTAGCATTAGAGCTATTAGTCACTATATAATTAGCATAAACTACTCCACCATCTGGGATTCCTTGACCTACTATACCATTCCCGAAATATATTTGAAAAAACCCACTTCTACTTTCTTGAATAAAATAAACTGGACTTGTGGAAGAAACTTCTGTTAAATCTTCTGCTCGATTAAAAAATGTGAGAGAAGTATTACTAGAAGAAGGTGAAACAGATATTGATAAAGTTGATATATCTATATTTGAATCTGGTAATGTGAATATTTGGTCAGGATTTGCTGCTTGGTCTTGAACAAAAGTATAATTAACTAACTGGCCCTCATAAATTGGTAGATTTTCGAAATAATATGAAGTATTAGATTTTGTTACTGTAATATCTTCTAAAACAATAAAATTATATGAAATACCATCTATCTGATTTGAAAGAAAACCAAAACCTCTAGGAAGTGTTAATTGCCCCATATCTGTAGTACCTGTTGGGACTTCTATTGATATTGAGGCTATTGAGGATCTCTGAGAATATGGTGTATATCCTAAAGTTTTTGCGTGAGAAACAACGGAATCTCTTAATAAAGCTGTATCTAAAAAGGCTTCATTAGCTACCATATTTAAATAATAAGATTGATAGTGTGTATTATAAGCCAAAAGATCTAGGAGAATTGAAAGACCAGCACCATCAAAATTATAATCTGTGAATAAAGTTTGTTGATTTAGAAATGTTTTGAGATTAGATTTTATGGTGTCAAAATCTAATTCTGTTACTCTTAATCTGTCTGCCATTTTATCTTATTCTCTCTAGGAAAAAACTTATTGTTATAGGATTAGGACTATTTATAACATAGAAAACAACTTCCACATTATAAGAATTATTCTCCGGACTAGGAGATACCTTTATATTTTTAATAGAAACTCTTGGTTCGAAATTTGAAATGGTTTCTTTTATTTCTCTTTGTAAACTCCCTGATGTAATATTGTCCAGAGGTTCGAACAACAATCTTCTCATATTACTACCCAAATCAGGATTAAAAGGTCTTTCATAATGACTAGTGAGTATCAAATTTTTCATAGAAGTTATAATAGCCATCTCATTAGTAAGTAAATTTATATCTTTACGAATTGGATGTATATTAAAATTAAGATCTAGATCTACAAAAGTACGAGTATTTGTTTTTATATTAGTTATTGTTGTCATATTCTTATTTATCCTATGAATACATTTGTAGAACATCCCACAGCTTGAGGATCACAATGAGAACCTCCAGGATGTGGACAAAGATTATCTGGAGATGCTTGATCCCCTTGAACTATCACAGCAACTCCACCTATAAAAACTGTTGATTGGCTAGCTATTAAATCGCCTCCCCCATGAGAATCAGGATCTCCATTAATTGCCCATAATAATCCATTAACATAAACATTTCTAGATTGTGTCGAAACCGTTTCAGCACCACAAGATCTATTATCGGTATTTCTATGTGCTCCTGGCATAATTAATTGAGATCCACTCTAGAAGCTGAAATTCCCATATTACCAGAAGAATTCATTGTAGAAGAACCAATAGTATTTAGAGCGAAACCACCCCCAGCATTTATTGTATATTTACTTACTGAAGTCGCATTATATACACCGCCTGCATTTATTGTATAATTACCACCTGTAGTTATATCATATGCTTCTCCAACTTTTACTGTATAATTACTACCAACCTCTACTGTAAAATTCTGGCCAACTTTAACATCAAAATTTCCATCAACTTTCATAAAAGCATCTTTTTTCACATATATTTCAGCATCACCCTGAACAGTTATTAAACATTTTCCCATAATATATACATGATCATCTCGCATAACTATCTGATAATTATCCTTAACTATTTTTTCTACTTTACTACCATCAGGATAAATTTCATAAAAGGTTCCGGATCTATGCGCTAATTGAATTCTTTCTTTCCCAGGAGTATCATCAAATTCTTGGATATGTCCAGATTCAGATTCCATTACATTATTATAAGGGTATTTCGCAGCATATTCGGTGATTGGCTCTGACCATGTTGAATTAACGCTAGGAACACC